ACCACCAGCCGTGAACTTTCTACACGCAGCCACTGCTCTGCCGGGGGAGACCGCACATTGAAGCGGAATATGACCCTTGCGCCGGTCATGGGGTTGATGGTGGCCCGCGCCGCCTCAGCGGTCAGCACGGCGGCGTACTTGTAGATGTCGCTCACCTCATCAGCCACCTGCGTGAAGATGGCAGGGTCAAGGTTCAGCACGCTCAGGGCGTACTCAATGTTGCCGGTGGCGATTGCTTTCTCAAGCGCTGCAATGGTGGTTTCATCACTGATGTCAGCAATAGCGTCAAGGAATGCTTGCTGCACCCTTGGTTCCATCTGATCCAACAATTCTTGCAGTGATGTGGGGACTGCCATTCAACTCCCCAAAATCAGCTTGTAGACTATGATGATGCCCGCCTCAGGCACCCGTATCACCTTCTTGATGGTGGTGGGCCGCCCGTCAACGTGCACCACGTCATTGGCCTGCGGCTCAACGCCGTCTGGCAGCGCGGTGGCGGGCACCATGGCCATGCGGTCAGTGGCCAGCACCAGCGTGCCGTCAACAAAGCGGCGGTCAACGCTGCGCACCACGCACACCACGGCGTAGATGGTGGCTGTGAACGCCCCCGGCTCCCATGGCGGCATACCGGCAACCGGCGTGCGCTTCTCAAGCGTGGCTGTGCCTTGCTGGTACTCGGTGATCAGGTCACCGGCAATGCCTGCCATCTCTGTGTAGAAAGCGTCACTCATGCGCGGTTCAACCACTTGGTCACGGTGCGGCCACTGACAGCCCCGCCAAGCAGGCACGCCAGCATGCTGTCAATCTGGGTCACCACGGGCTGCTGTGCCGCCACAGCCCCGCCCTCAGGGTCAGCGTAGGTCACTGACACCGCGCCCTCAACGCTGACGCTCTTCTTGATCTGGCCGGTGATCACGTCAGGGTTCAAGCCACCCGGCGTGGTCAATTCACGACGGGTGGCCTCATAGGTGGCGTTCTCAATTTCCTTGGGCACCACGTCTGAGGGGACCGGGTAACCACGGCAATCAGTAACACCAGTACGAGGCCACCCTAGTTCCTGAGAGTAGCCGCCCGTCGGCACGCCCGGATAACGGGCACCATAGTGGCCGTCAAGGTAGGCGGTGGCGCGCTCCAACGCAGGGTCAACTTCACCGGGTGAAACGGTGTAGCCAAGCCTGAGGCAGTACGCCTCAAAGCCACCCTCAGAACCGTAGTGAGCCATAGAACGACCCCGTTATTTCTTCTTGGCGTCTGCGGCCTTCTTGTCGGCCGCAGCCTTGTCTGCCGCAGCCTTGTCTGCCGCCGTCTTGTGGTCAGCGGCTGCCTTGTCTGCTTCTCTGGCTGGCGTGTTGACGGCGGTCTGGCCAGTGCCCACCACCTTCTTGCGCTCAGTCTCAGGCGGCGCTGCACCGGGCACGGGTTCACCGCCTGAAGCTGCGGGAGGAGTGGGTTCATCTTCAGGCGGTGCCCATGGTTCCTGCTCAGCTTGCGCGGCATCGACCTCTTCTTTGGTGGGGCCAAGCCCCGCCACATCAGTCTTGGCAATCAGCGCCACCGACGCCTCTGCCGCCGTGCCCTCATCAGGCACGCGTCCGTGCAGGCGCTCAATGATGCTCAGCGGCTCACCCTGCGGGTCAACCACGTGGCGGCGGCCAACCATGTCACGCACATGGTCTTCACGCATCTGCTGGTCGATGCTGTCTTCAGTGCCCTCAACGTTCTCCTGAAGACCGGCCACCACCTTCTCACCAATGGCCTGCACGCCCTTCTCGGCGGCCTTGCGTATGGCCGTCAGGCGCTTGTCAGATGACAAGCCCTCATGCAGGTCATCAATATCCCTGAAGCTTTTCTGGTGGGCCGCGTTCCACTCTTCAAAGCGCTTGGCCTCAAGTTCCATCTCTGGAAGCATTGAGACACGCGCACGGCTGAATGCTGACAGACCCATGACGGGTTCTCCTTTCTGAGTGTTTCAATGGGCGGGGTCACCCCCGCCCAGAACCATAACGCCCGTCAGGCAATCTTGTGCTTGAACTGCACAATACGGATGTTCTTGTTGCCGTACCTGCGGTTCCAGTTGGTGCCGATGGCCAGTTCAGCGTTGGTGGGGCTGACGCCGGTTGCCGTGCCCACCCACGCAATGCCACGCGGGTGCATGACAAAGTGACGCCGGTTGATCAAGATGTCCTCACCGGCAAGGCTGTCACGGTCAGTCTCAGTGGGGGTGGGCGCGCCGCCGTCAGCGTAGCCGATTGCCCCGGCCCCAAACAGGTAGCTGGTGTAGACGCCCGCGTTGACCGGCATGCCGTCATCTTCAATGACGCGCTTGCCCATGTAGAACGGCAGCGTGGGCTTGCCTTCAGCGTCAAGCTGGAAGTCAATCAACTGCTGCTTGACCAGCACCGCCACCGTGGCGCTGTGCATGGCAAACGCCGTCAGGCGCTGGCTGGCGTCGCCCAGCTTGTACATGGCGTCAACAATGGTGTTGGCGCTGATGATGTTGTCAGGCGCGGCGGCGGCGCTGATGTCATGCACGTTGCCCGCCATGCTGGCGCTGGCAAAGACGCCCTGCAACGTGCTGATCAGCAGGGCCTGCCAGCGGCGCTGCCAGAAGTCACCCACCAGAGCGCCAATCTGCTCCATGGGGTCATCACCGCTCAGGGCCTCGGCCAGATCATTGACGCCCCATGCCTTGCCGCGTGCGTGCAGCACGGCAATGTCTTGGCCGGTGGTGATCTTGTCCACACCCAGCGGCACAACGTCAGACAGCACCTCTTCAGCGCCGGTCAGGTCCTTCCAGAAAGGCATGGCCACCGTGGTGCCGCCCTTCATGCCGAACACGTTCAGTTCACCGACGGTCTGGATGACGCCAGAAGTAAAGAACGCTGAAAGTTCGGCGCTCTTCTCAACAACATACGGGTTGAAGACCGACGGCACAATAACGTCGGCAATTTTGGTAGCGGCCATAGGTCAATCTCCTTGAGATGGCGCATGAGTGAACATGAACCTAACCCAGTTGATTAACCGTGGGTTGGGGCAGCCCTTGGCCCGTGCCCGTGATTACGTGGCGCAGGGGAGCCTATGGTTGGGTAGACGGGTGTGCCCGTGGTTACGCGGCAGACCTATGCCAGTGCGGTATCAATCTCATGGTTGGAGCGGCCTGCGCTCTTCATGAAACGGCGTGCCTTGTCTTTGTCAGATTTGATGATCTGGCCCTGCGCCGTGAGGTTGAAGGTTTCCTTCACCCACGGGTTGATCTCAGAGCCACGCCCATTACCCGACCCGTGGCTGCCAGACCCTTTGGCCTGCGTCACGAATGGTTTGCCATCATCTGACTTTGACCAGTTCTCCACAAAGTGATCAATGTCAACGTCACCAAGGTCAGTGCTGACCACGGCGTGCCGCTTGCCATCATCACCCTTCTGCACTTTCACGGCCCCGCGCAGAAGCGCACGGGTGGCACCCATGAACTCCTTGGCAACGCCGTGCTTGATCAGCGCCTCAGTCAGGCCGCCGTCAACCAGCGTCTCATGAATGAGGGTGTCACGTTCTGTGATTTCCGCGTCTTTGGCCTTCAGGTCATTGACCCGCTTGGCCTCAGCATCACGCAGGCGCTGCTCATAGCGCTCACGTTCTTTCTGAAGCTTGGCCTCAGCGTCTTTGTCACGGTTGGGGTCGGTCTTGAGCGTGTCAAGTTCCGCTACAATGTCAGCGTACTTGGCCGGGTCAAAATCATCAGGCAGACCCGCAGTGCGGGTCTCCAGCACCACAATCTTGTCCTGAAGGGTCTTCTTTTCCTTCTTGAGATTGTTCAGCGCAATGCTCAACGGCAAGATGCTGGTGTGGTTGTTGATGGTGTTGTCCAGATCAAGATAGAACTTGCCGTCCTTCTCAACATACTCAGCCTTGAGGGCGTCTGGCACGTCCTCAGGTTTGTCTATGACTGCACGCAACGCCAACTGATCAATCCTCCGCTGTATGCCGCGCCCGGCCGGTCTTGCGGCGGCTCACCGGCTCATCAGCCTCTGCCGCGTCTGGGTCTTCACCAGCCGCCAGTGCCGCCTCAGCGGCCTCAGCATCAGCGTCAGCCGCCTCATCAGGCTCAGCCGTGGTGGCAGGTGTTGGGGTGGGCTTCTTTTCCAGCGGCGGCCGGGGCAGACTGTTGTCTTCAACAATCTCCTCTTCATCAGACGGCGGCGGGGCTGGGGGCTTTTTCTCCAGCGGCGGCCGGGGCAGGGTATTGTCTTCCTCTACCTCAGGCGCGGGGGCCGGTGCTGATGTGTTCTCAGGGTCGCCCATACAGTATCTCCCTCAACCAAAGCAACGGGCGGAAGCATACGCTGCCTCCAGCCCTTTGCCTAGAGGGTATTTTACTTGGGCTTTTTGGTTCCGTACTGGGCAATCTTGTTGGGGTCACCCTCAGGGTCGTCATTGACCAGTTCTTCACCGGGGTCAATGGGTATGATGTTGCTCAGGCTCCAGTCACCAAAGCGCTCTTGGCCGGGGTAATAGTCTGGCGGTTCAGCCGGTTCATCATTGGGCGGCAGCGGCTTTGGCGGCGCGGGCGGGGTGTAGGTGTAGTTCCCTGTCTTGGCTGTCTTTGTTGGTGTCTTCATGGCAATACTCCTTCAACCCCGTTATATCATCCTTCAGATATTGCCGCCAGCGTGGTTCACAATCTCCAGTTCAATGATGTCATACTTGGCACCATAGAAATCCACATCACGCGTGGTGCTGATGTACTTGAAGCGCGTGCCCCGCGCCGTGATCACCTCAGCCTCATCTTCCATAGCCAAGTCCTGACTATACTTGCGGCCCACAAACGCCGCCTTGCTGCCCTTGGGTATACGCATCTTGAACAGCGTGCGGCGCTTGCCCGTTTGTGAATAGGTGCTGCCGCTGGCGTGCGTGGTGGAATAACCCTTGAAGCTATCAGACACCCGTGGGTTGAAACTCATGCTGGCATAGCCGCCGTCAACAAACTCAAACGGTGGTGGCATGTTGTTCATGTTGCCCTGCGCATCGGCCGTAGGCACCGTATCACTGCTTTCGCTGATACCACGCCACATCACCACGTCTTCTTTGGTTTCAGACATCAAGCTGTCAAGTTCCTTGACGTGGCCCTTCTGCTCACTGTTCAAATGGGCATGACCCAGCTTGGGGTTGCGCAGCTTTTCATTAGCCGCGCTGTAGCCGCCGTTGGTATACCAAGCCACGCCAGCGTACTTGCTGTTGCTGTGGTACTTCAGGCCCATGATGTTTTTGACGGCCACCATACCGCTCTGCTTGACTTGGCTGGGCAGCATGTTGCCCGGCTTGCTGCCCCACGTGGGGTCATCAGTGAACTGGGCTATGGACTTTTCTTTCACCACTTGGAAATGCGCATTCCACTTGGTCTTCTGCGCAGCGGCTGTGGCAGCCGCCTTCTTGGTGGCCTCAGCAGCGGCCTGTTGCTGTAACAGGGCCTTCTGCGCCTGCACGGCGGTCTTCTGCGCGGGCGTGACAAACTTGACGTGACCGTCAGCCACCATCTTATCAAGCACCGCCTCTTGCGTGCCCACGTTGGTGGTGGATGACATGTATTTTGTCACACTCATGCTCTGAGTGCCGCTTGATGTATTATGGATTTTCTTGAACTTGATCCACGCCTCAGAATTTGCCGGGTAGGGGTTGGCCGCCGTGATGGTGGCAACGTCATGGGTGTCCCACTCAGCCTTGGGTATCTGTGACAGCTTGGTCAGCGCAGCTGGGGAGGCCCCTTCTTTCTTCCATGCGCCGCTGGCCAGCGCATCTTCAACGGCAGTCTTTGAGGCTGTCTCAAGCTTCTTGGCCCCACCCGCTGACATCATGACCACGCCCATGCTGTTGACGATGACATCATCATCATGCAGGGCGTCAAGCGTGGGTGTAGACTTGGGCTGGGGCGGCGGGGGCTGCTTGGCCACAAATGACAGGTCACCGTTGTCAAGCTGCTCCTGAATATCATCATCAGTGTGATGCGGATACTTGGCCTTCAATTGGGCTATGGTGTATTTATTCCCAAAGTACGTCTCAACCACGTCATTGTCAGCAAACTTGCTCTTGGTCTTGACCACAAGTACGCCACTGGCGATGTTGTTGTTCAGCTTGTTGATCACATCTTCATCTGACAGGCCGTTGGCCTTCCACTTGGCCTTGTACTCAGCCGCCGTGTAGACGGTGCCGCCCATGGTCTGCACCACGGTGTCATCTTCAACGCTTTGCTTGGGCAGCGGCTTGGGCGCGGGCGCAGGCGTGGGCGTGGCGGGCTTGGGCGCGGGCGCGCCAGCCTCAGGCGGGTGCAGGTGCAGCTTGCCAGCGCTCAGGGCGCTTTGCACCTGCGCGTCAGTCATGCCGGTGATGGCCTTGTATTCAGCCACGGTGTACTTGGTGCTGCTGATCATGCTGCCGCCCTTCACGGATACCTTGTCAGTATCCATAAGTGTAACGGGCTTGGGCTTGACGGTCCACTTGCCACTGGCAAGATTGTCATCCACCACCTTCTTGAAGACAGGGTCCGGGTCACTCTTCAGCAGGCTTGCGTTGTAGGTTGCCCCGGTCTGGCTGGTGATGATGTCATTGTCATCCAGATCAGCCAGCTTGGGCTTGGGCGCGCCCGTGGCCGGGTCAACGCTGGCCGTCACCTTGGCCTGCGTGACCAAACCTTGGTCAAAGGCGGCGTCCTCAAAGTCCTGATAATTCTTGGTGCCTGCGGTGAACGGGTTCTTGCTGACCACGCCAAGGGCCTTGTCACCTGTCTGCATGTGCGCCGCCAGCTTGCCGGGGCTTAGCTTGCCGCTCTGCATGTCAGCCAGATCAGCGCCGTTGTGCACGCTGATGAAGCCCTTCTTGAGGTCGTAGAGCAACGTCTCCTGACTGGCCTTCTTGTTGCCAATGGCGGCGTGGAACTCAGCTACCGTCATCTCATCCTTGTAGTTTGAGAACAGGGCCGCAGACTTGCTGCCCGGCTTCTTGGGGTTGTGCCCGGCCAGCAGCTTGATCTTGTCGTGCGGTTGCAGGTTCTTGGTCTTGCTGGTGATGGCGTACTCGGCCGTGGTCAGCTTGGGTGGCGGCGGCGGCTCAGGCTGGGCCAGCGGCTTGGCGGGCAGCGTGGCCGGGTCGTGTATGGTGATGAAGCCCTTCTTGGTGTCATAGGTCAGGTGCTCGTTGGCCTTGGTGTTGTTGCCCACGGCGGCCTTGAACTCGGCTACCGTCATGTCATCCTTGTAATTCTCAAAGTCTGCATTGGCCTTTGACCCCGGCTTCTTGGGGTTGCTGGTCACGTGCAGCTTGATGACATCGGTGCCCTTGATGTTGCCCGTCTTGCCGGGGCCGAAAGGCTCAGCCTTGAACTCCTCAGAGCCGGGCTTGTTGACAAAGCGCCCAGTCATCTGGTCGCGCTTGTGCTTGTTCATGTCCCACTTGATCTTGACGCCGTGGGCACCCTTTGAAATCTTGGTAGCTGTCTTCAGCTTCAGCTTCAGGCCGGGCATCAGACCTCCAGTACCTTGACAGGCACCCTGTAACCAGTGGCCAAGCCAACCCAGATGCGGCTCTGGCCAGCCATCAGCCGCAGCTTGCCGTTCTTACGCAGCACTATGGGCGGCGTGGTCACGCCGTCATCGCTCAGCATGCGGTCACGCATGGCATCGGGGTCACGGTTACGCTGCTTCAGGCCCGGTGCCACGCTGGCAAAGGTGGGCAACTTCTTAGTGTTGATGCTGGTGTAGCCAAGATTATCGTATTGATCATTGGTGAGATAGGTCAGGGGCGCTTCAGCATAGCGCTTGTTGAAGTCTGCCTGATTGGTGATGCCGGTGCCACCTTGGCTGGTGACCCATGAGTGGCCGCCGTACTGGTGGTACTCTTTCTCGTACTCCCACTTCAGGCCCGCCGCGCCTTCATCAGCCACCTTGGCGGCGGGCAGATCAACCAGTTCATCAGCCTCATAGCGGTGGTTATCCGGCATCTTCTTGGGCAGCTTGATCTGCTGCGTTACAGGCGCGCCGTTGTTGCTGACCACGGTCAACTCAATGACGTTGACGTTTTCCCCAGCAACGGTCTGATTGGTGTGCGTGGTCACGTACTTGTAGCGCGTGCCGCGTGCCAGCACTATTTCAGCCTCATCCAGCAGACCCTCACGCACGTCACCCTCACGGCCAACGCTCATGGCCTTGGTGCCCTTGGGCACGCGCACCTTGAACACCACTGTCTTGCCCATGTGGCCACCGGCAAACTGGTGCGCCACCGCAGGGTTGATGCTGGTGCTGCCATAGGCCGGGTCAACGAACTCCATGGGCGGTGGCATTGTGTTGAATGTGTTGAACTCGCCATTTAGACCGGCACTCTTCATGCCGCGCCACACCACCACGTCATTGGCCGTCTCAGCCATCATGCCGTCAAGCGTCTTCACATGCTGCGCGGCCTCAGGGCTGAGCGTGCCACCCACGCGCAGGCCGCCGTTGATATCCTCATGGCCGTCATAGGTGTAGAAGCCCACGGCCTCATTGTCATCTCCGCTATGGTACTTCAGGCCGGTGGCGTCACGCACATAGCGCATCTCCTGCTTCTGCACGTCAGTCATCACAGAACTGGTGTCCCAGTTCTGGGGCGGGGCCGCCGTGGCCACAGACGCCTTGACGCTGGCCGCCTTGCCCCAGCGCCCCGTCTCGGCAGGCACGTCATGCGGCGTCTGCGGCTTGACGCTGACCTTGAGCGTCGCCAACTGGTCAGGGTCAGGCGTGATGTCTGGCAGGTGCTTGGCGGCAATGTCCAAGTCACGCTTCTTGTTGAGGACGGTATTGAGTTTGCCGGGCGGCACCAGCAGAACGGCCTCGCTCTCCCACCCGTGGTCAAGCGGCGTGCCGTCAGTGCGCTGGCCGTAGTAGTAGCGCGCCACGCCCGTGTCACCTTGGAAGTCACCGGCAAATCCGGTGATCTTCACCTTCAGGCCGCTTTCTTCAAAGGTCTCCTTGATAGCGTTGGCCTGCGGTGACAGGCCCTCATGCTTGTCTATGGTGCCCTTGGGGAAGGTGTGCTTGTAGCCGCCAAACTCATTGGTGGGCTTGACCACCCACACCCGGCCGTCAGGCTCCCTGATCAGCACGCCACTGCCCAGCTTGCCCATGGTGGGCATGGGCGGCTCATCAGGCAGGTGCATCTGGCCGTCAACGTTCTTCCAGCCCTCGGCGTCTTTGGGCGGCTGCCATGGCCGCATCTCAACGCCGTTCAGCTTGGTGTCGGCCAGCGTATCACCCTTCTTGAAGGTCAGCGTCTCAGCCGGGTCAGTGGGCTTGGGCTGCTTGGGCACAGCCGCAGGGGTCACCACCTTCAGATCGCCATTCTGCAAGCTTTGCTGAACAAAGCTGTCAGGGGTGTGCTTGCCCAGATTGGTGCCGAGGCTGGCCTTGTACTCAGCCATGGTGACCGGCTGCTTGCTGGCCCAGTGCTTGACCATGGTGTCATCACTGAGCGCCGTTGGCGCTGGCGCTGGCTTGTAGAACGTCTTGGCAGGCTCAGGCGTGCCCGTAGGCGCGTTCTGTGGCTTGGGGGCTGGCTCAGGGCCTGCTGGCGGCTTCTGCACGCTGGCGGGGCTGGCTGGGGCCGCAGCGGCCGGTTTAGGGGCCGCTTCTACCGGCTTGGGTGGTGCTGGCGGCTCAGGCGGCTCACCAGACGCCTTGATGGGCACCTCAGGCGGTGGCGGCTTCACCGCCTCAGTGGCCGCGCCCGCCTTGGCCTCAGTCTGCGCCTTGATGCTGGCCAGCCGCCCGGTGGCGGTGGCGTGGTTGATCTGCGCAACCGGGCTGGCCCCGCTGGTGCTGATGCTGGCGTAGGTGGCCTTATCGTGAAAGGTCACAAAGCCACGCTTGCGGTCCCATGCCAAATCTTCAGCGGTGCCCCCGGCCGCCTTGTATTCGGCCACGGTCATGCCGTCCTGATACTTGGCAAAGCGCTCAGCCGCCGCGCTGCCCGGCTTCTTGGGGTTGCTCTGCACGTGCAGCTTGATCAGGTCATCACCGCCCACCTTGCTGGTCTTGGCACCGGCCATCCAATCAGCCGTGGTGGCCGGGGTCACCGTGACCTTGGCGGCGGCGGTGGTGCCGTCAGCACCCGGCATCTGGCCGGGCATCTCAGCGAACTTGCCGCTCACGTCACGCTTGTGTTTGGCCTCCTGAAACTGCATGCGCGCATGGGTGGCCCCACGGCTCATGTGCAGCTTCTTGCCCAGTCTCAGCTTGGCCATGGCGGGCTAACCTCACGGTGAGGGGTTGGGCGGCGGCACGTAGAAGGCGGTGGCGCGGGCGTCCCAGATGCTGGCCAGCGCAAACTCAATGTCACCGTCTGGCACCGGCTCACCCGCCTCAAGCTTTGCGCCTATTGACGGGTTGGTGGCCACGTGCTGCGCCAGCAACGCCGCATTGTCATCGCCCCTGAACACCCGGTTGGCATAGTCAACCCGCTCAGTGTGGTTGGGCGCGCTGCCGTCTTCAGACGCCACGTTCTGCGCCGTCTTCAGCGCAAGGAAACTGACCCGCGTGTAGAAGTCAGGGTCAGAGGCGGCCTGTACAACTTCCAATGAAGGCATGGTTATTTATCCTCTGTCTACAGTTTCACCTGTCAGAACATCTTTGATCCACGGCCCCCTCACCAACATGGTCTTGGGCGCGTTCTTGACGTTCTCGGCGTGCGTTGGTTTCGGTGGCGGCGGTATGGCCTGCACCTGCCATGACGTGCCGTTGAACACCGCCTGCTGTGTCTTGGGGTTGGG